AGACTTCGAAGACTGGTTAAAAGAAACTACAGGAATGTATATTGAGAATTTAAGCTGGAATGACTATGCAATTCTGAGTGAAAGATATCTAAAATCGAGAAAGGAAAACTAAAATGAATCCAAAGACTGCGTTAATTCTAACGAAAGAAGACAAGGGTAAATCAGTGTATAAAATTGTGTGTAAACACGAACTGGTACTCGAGCAAGAAATTCTTGCAAACTCTGCTGATGAAGCATTCGATCTTTATATCAAAGAGGGTGGATTAAACTACAGTGCAATTACTTCGGATCTGACCTGTACTTCTCCGAGAATCGAAACTACAGTGATCGATGCTGAGAGCCCAGACACAAAGGTGACCTATCTTGGAACTGTAGTGGAGGATCAGGATGATAACATGTACGATCTTGAATACAAAGAACTCGATCCAGGAAAGATGTATAGTAGATACTCGGAACTGAATCCAGTGAGTAAATAAATAGTCTTGTAATTCATGCGAGATACGATTAATAAATTTGGTTGGGAGTATTTTCAAATACTGCGAGACATTGAACTCACTGTGGGAGTCATGCTACTCCTTGGAATGGTAGGTCTGATGTGGGCTGCAGATCTTGAGAAACGACCTTGGATCTTCTTTCCTTGTCTTCTCCTCCTCTTCGTATTTCTTCATTTTGGAATCAAAGGATAATATGTCACTTAAACTCGGAATCGATCTAAAACCAGAACACGAGAATTCGAATGTTTATCGAATTCGTGATCGTTATATTCTTACATTCGAAACTCTTGCTTATGGACCAGATACTTCGCATTTTGAGAAACCCATACAGAGCGATTCACTCTATACGTTAATGTTTGAGAATATAATCGAATCAGAGAATAATAACTTCTCACCCAGTGTAGTCGAAACCTCTTATATTGATCGAACGATTGAAATGCTCGGTACGATAAGAACGAATAATGAAAACCAACTCTTCCTTGAGAATGCAGAAAAATCTTCGAATTGAATATAGAGATCGTGAATCGGGTACGACTACAATCTTTACTGATTGGTTCTCAGCTGAGAAACATGCCACAATACTACAAGCAAAGGGGTTTACTCCAACCTATATTTCTGGGAATATTGTAATCGAAACGAGTAAAACTGCGAAAAAAGATATATAAATCAATGGCTTATAGTGCTTGCCTTTTAACCCAAAATATGGTATAATATTTGAAAACTAACTAAACAAAAAAACGTAAATATATGATGTCATTAATTGATGAAGTAAAAAATCTAAAGTCAAAGAAACTAAATAATGCTGAAATTGCAGACCACCTTGGAATCTCTAAATCTCAGGTAAAATCTATATTGAATGGAAGTCTTTATGATTCAGAAGAGGAAACATTCGATTCTGATTATTCTTATGATTCTTCTGATGAGAGAGAAGCGATTGAAGTGGCTCTGAATAACTACTAGGAGAAATCAATGAAAAGATACGAATTTATATGTAAAGGTCGAAAGACACATATGCTTGAAGCAATCAACGAAGATGCTGCACGAGCATTCTTTGCTGAAAATCGACACACTGCGGGAATGGAAATCATCGATGTAATTGAGAAAGAAATCCCTGCACCGATTATAACTGGAAACGAGGGAGCATCCACTCTTGAAGGGTTTACAAAAACCATCAGTGAAGCGATACCAACAAAGGCTGAACTACAAGCACAGTATGATGCAGTTCCGCCAGCAAATCGATTCTAAGATACTATATTCATAAATTATGGATAATGCGAGACGTAAAAGATTAAGAGATTTAAGAGCCGAACATAAGTCTTGGCTTCAATCTCAAGGATTAGATAAATCTTTTAATATCGATCCAAACTCGAGACCGAATTATGAATTGAAAGTGTCTCGTGAAGTCCCATATAATTCATCGCATAATATTAATGGACCAACAAATCGATCTTCGTCGAATACCTATACAGGCTCACTCATTAAAGGAATTGCGACAATGCATAAGAGTAATGCGATTCCAATTCTTAATGAAGAGCAGGCGATTGAGATCTCAAAAATGAGGAGAAATTAAATGCTACCATTTGAAGTTTGGGGATTCTTTGTATTAGCTGGAATTGGGGCTGGATGGTTATATGGCTCTTATTGTAGTGTTCAAGAGAAAGCAAGAATTTGCATGCATCTAATCGATGATTTAATCGAAGCAAAGATTATTCGAATGCATCGTTTTCAGATTGTTCCAGGAGTCTGGGCAACGAGAATTGTACCATGGAATGTGACTCAAAAAGAATTGGAAACTACTTATAGCCAACCTTTGAGTGCTGGGTTTGGGCTTCCTTATACACCATTAAAAAAGGATTGACTTTTAATCGTAAATAGTATATAATATCTTACATTATGCGTTATAATTGGAATAAAGAGAACTACGAAAGATTGAATCGATCTCTAACGAATATTGAGAGTCTGAATTATAAGAGACTTTCAATCCTCCGAAAACAAGAGATTGTTGGTTATTTGAATTTAAAGAAACGTTCATTAGAACGATGGTTCTCAAACTTTCTGAATGTATCAGAGGGTGCATTGAGTACTGCATTACATGAGAATCGGAATAAGAGTCGATCCAATCCTCTTTGGAAACTTTATTATGACTTCTTCGCATCTTATGAAAGAATTGAAGATTGTTTAATGTGGATATCATACGAGAATACAAAAGAGAAACTTCCGACTCTTTCTGGGCTTCCGAATGAAATCGTAAGAGAGATCGAAAAACGAGTCCTCTCAAAGAAGAATGACTCTTATACATATATTGAAGCAATTCTTGAACTTTGTGAAGAACGATCATTAACTTTCGAAGAGATTCGATCTTCGTTGACTGACAGTATTCGATCCAAGCTTGAAGCAATTGCAAGATCTCGAAGATTATTAAAAGGTGATTCGAAACTCGCGACTCTTCCACTAGAATAAATATTTACGAACTTTTTGAAAGAGATTAAACCCTTTTCAAAAAAGAGCAAATCCGATTTTTGAACGTTTTTATCGGTAATCTAAAAACGTATCATTATAACCTTATAAGGAGGTAATGTCTATGATGAAAAATATATTAGTTTTTTTAATGGCCATTCTCTTCACTTTCTCTGGCGCAATCGCATCAGAAAAGAAAGAAGCACCAAAAGCTGATAAACCAGCTGTTGTAAAAGAATGTAAGGACAAAGATGGTAAAGTAATCAAATGTCCAGAGCCAAAGAAAGAAGAAAAGAAAAAGTAATCTTTAATGTATTGGGCGATCTATACGAGACTGTGAGAGGTTGCCCTTTACATCCAAGTATTTTTAGTATATAATAGAACACATATAACGCATATAACGCATATAAAAAAGGAGTATAATATGAATATAGATATCAATGCACTTCGTAATTCGAGTAATTCAGAATTTACAAAGATTACAGGTGAATATGAAAGAATCTCAAAGGGTACTTCATCCTCTGAGAAAGACTCTTCCGAAGACACTCGTTTTTGGAAACTTGAGCCAGATAAAATGGGCAACGCAACCGCAGTCATTCGATTCCTACCACGTACAACTTCCGATGAACTTCCATGGGTAAGATTATTCAGTCATGGTTTTCAAGGACCAACAGGTAAGTGGTATATTGAGAATAGTCTTACAACGTTAGGAAAAAAAGATCCTGTCTCAGAATTAAACAGTAAATTATGGGCTTCGAATCTTGAAGCGAATCGTGAAATCGCTCGAAAGCAAAAGCGAAGACTTCACTATATTTCGAATGTTTACATTATTAGTGATCCGAAGAATCCAGCGAATGAAGGAACAATTAGATTATTTAAATTCGGTCGAAAGATCTTTGATAAGATTATGGAGAAAGCGAAACCAAGTTTTGCTGATGAGAAACCGATTAATATATTCGATGCATTTACTGGTGCAGATTTTCGTTTAAGAATGCGAAAGGTTGATGGGTTTGCAAACTACGATCAATCATCTTTTCTTGAGCCAACAGTTCTTGCGAATAGTGATGAGAAAAGAATGACAGAAATTCTTTCAAAAGCTTACACTCTTGCTCCCTTTGTAGCAGAGAATCAATTTAAAAGCTATGAAACATTGAGTGCAAGACTCTCAGAAGTTCTTGAATCAGTGGGAATGAATACAACTGCAGAAAAAACTACGATCTCAAATACACCTAAATCAAATGGTAAATCTTCAATTCGAAAAGAAGAAGAGGATATATTAGGTTATTTTCAGGGAATAGCAAATGATCTTGAATAATAAAAAAGAATCTCCAATTGCAGTTGGATTGAGTATTGCATTAATGATTGCAATTGTAATTCTTACATTGTTTCTTTATAAGTCAATGAAACGTGAAGAAACGACTCGAACTATTCTTCGAGAAGCTTTTGATCGAGAGATCGGAAAGACAACAATACTGAAGTTATTTGAGCCAACCTCGCATGAGTTGGTAATCGATACTTTATTTAAGGTATGGTTGGAAAAACGTTCAAGTATATCAATTATAAAATAAGAAATCAAATAAATTACAACAGGGCTTGACTTGCAAGAAGTGTGAGTATAAAATAGCCCTGTTGGGTTTATGATTAAGATTAAATACTTCTAAAACTTCGGATCTCTCCTGTAGATCCATTTACCTTATAAGCTTCAAAAGAAATTGTCGGAAATTCTCGACTCAATCTCAAAAAAGCAATTAGATTATTCCGATCATCATCAAAAAATCTCACTCGAGAAAAAGACTTTGTATTGAGATACTTTCGAAGAACCATCGCCTTTCGAGCAGCACCATTTGTCAAATCTGTAATATTCCCTGCACGTTCAACTCTTACGTTATCAATATCAAATCCAAATTTACGAAAAGTCTTTAAAAAAATACTCTTACTGTCGAAATCAGTTCTTGCGGTAAGAATAATCACTCTTGAATTTGGGTATTTCTTTGCCGATGCGAGAATTAACTTTGCTCGACGCATCATTCGTCCGATTGGTGTAGATTCTTTATAGAACTTCTCAGCATCTTTAAATTCGCTAAAATCAAATTTTTCATTGGGTCCGAGATGATAAGAATTAAACTCTGATGCAGTTAGCGATTTAATTGTTTCATTTGTGATTGAATTTCGTACTCGGATTTTTGCAGTGGTTGAAAAGAGTGTATCATCAATATCAAAGACAGTTAGCCAACCATCTTTATATTCATTTGC